CAACAGCGTTACCTTTTGAAAAGATATTAGCTGGTTGCGTTGCTGAGTTACCGTAAGAATTATTCTTACTAATCAACAGATCCGTTATCTGCTGTAGCTCCGATCTTATCTGAGCTGTCATCAGATTCTTCCTTTCTATTTTCTTCATCTATGTCGTTCATTCGTTTTAATATATTCAATGCGTCAGGTATCATCATGCAATACTGAAACAATGCACTTTCTTCTGGACTATGATCAGCCTTATCTTTTTCATTGTACACTTTGTGTACCCATGTTAGTAACGCAATTTCGTGCGCTTTTAATGCTTCTGATAAATTTTCAAGTACTTTATATACAGATAAATCTACTTTGACATCTTTACCATCTACATTTATTTTCTTTTTAGTGCTTTTTGTTCTATTCATTTGTGAGTTCTTTAACAATTAATTTAATTTTATTTTTTAAACCTTTAATCTCTTCGTTTTGTATCTCAATACGAGAGTCTCTAATAGTAATTAGTTTTCTTAGTTTACTATTGCTTCTAAACAAAGTATCCATAAGTGCATTAGACTTAGAGTCTGGTGTATAAAACAACATGTTGTATAATATTACAGTCTTGTTGTATTTATTGACTAGATCCTTATCCATTTCACTTAACACATCATAATTTCTTATGGCGTGCAAAGCTGTAGCATGATCTCTGTTAATGCTTTGACCTATTTGTTTTAAAGTAAAGTCACCACATTTACGAGCAACAGAACAATAAACCATTCTTGCATCTACTAATTCTCTTCTTCGAGAGCTAGATGTAAAGTCTTGCTTATTGATATTATTGTTTTCAATGTAAGCATCTAAAAAATCTTCTATTGTGTTCATATAATTTTTATTATAACTCCTGGATTAAGCTTGTCGTAACTATAATGTTCAAACTGCGGTATCATAAATTCACAGTTATCATCTTCTATCCATTTGTTTTTTACCATTAAATCTTGTACAGTCTGTGCAGGATTAATATAGTCAAATTTGTGTTTTGATCCTCTTATGAATGTGAAAGAGATAGTGACAGGAAATTTCTTCCCTGCCACCATTTCTTTAAAAACCTCCCTATTTTCAATGTACTGTTGGTTAGTATCTTTGATATATTTCATAACGGTTTTCGAGTTGATTAACATCTTACCCGTCCATCGTTTTGAATTTTTACTGGAAGGCACATTCCCTGCTATAAATATTGACATATTCTTGTGAGTTCGTCACAAAAATACTAAAATATTTAGAATGGCAAGTTATCATCCTCATCACTTTGCATGACTACAGATGATTGACTAGGTTTATGTAGATTAACAAACTCTTGTTCATCTTTAGGTGAGATAGGCTTGTTGTATTTAGCATCGTACTTAATTTTCATTCCGTCTTTGCTAGACCATCTATATCTCACAGCCTTTCTTTTTACAGGCTCACCATCTTTAAGAGTCATATACTCTTCGTAAGTAAAACAAATATTAACCCAGGCTCCAACTGAAGCTTTAATAGAGTTTACGTCATTAGAAAAATCTAATACACCACAGTTTGTAAGAAACTCGTGTAGTGTATTCTTTTTCCATTCTTTTGACTTAGGCGAATCTGTATCACGTACAGCCCAAAACTTAGCTCTTCCAAACTCACCTTGTTTGTTAACAACGTCAAATTCTATATATGGCGCACCATTATAGTTCTGTCTTTGTTGTGAGTTTGACACAGATAAAACTTGACATCTATGCGCACCTTCATTAAAGTACTTTTTATTCTCAACAACTTTACTTGGTTTTACTTGGCAGCTTGCCAAATCAAATGCTTCTATACTCATAATTATTTAGTTTTTAAATTAGAATTTAATACTTTCAACATATGTTCTGGTATTTCGTAATTAGGCATCTTATCTTTTACAGCATCGCCTTTTCCTGCTTTAATAGCTTTTAGCATATTGTTAAATTTGTCTTCATCAAGCTTTGGTTTTGCTTTTGGCTTGTCTGCTTGTTGATTTACAGCATTCGCAACCTCTTCATAAGAAGCTACTGACGTATCTATGCCAATGCCAAGATTGGACAATGCACGTCCCCAAGCTGATGTTTCGCAATTTTCTACAAAACTTGTTTTGTTAATGAAGGAAGAACCTTCTTTTTCATACGCATGACCTGTGGCGCGTATGTTACCGTTGTCATCAAAGATTGTAGCTTTAATTACACAACGATCATCTGTAAGTTCTACAATGTCAGATGTTAAACACCATCCCTTGTAATTACCTCTAAAATATTTCAGTCTTTCGTTAACCTCTACGTATTCTTTACCTTTGATGTTAACTGTTTTTAATTTTGTCATTTCTTTCGTGTTTCATATTTATCAAATGTTTCGTGCATCTTTTTACCAGCACGTATCGCAAAAACGATTTTTAAGAACTTTCTAAACATAACAGGTCTACCACGCAATATAATTGCAAAGCCAATTTCGCGAAATACTGATATAAGTATACGCCTTACTAGCTTCTTATCTAGTCCTAAATCATGTGAAATTTCTGCTATTATTCTCCTTAGTTTTGTGTTATCAGACATGTATAAAAATACAAATATTAACTTTAAAAATCTAAAGATTTCTCTTGAAATTTAGTCAATTCACTAATAAAATTTAGTGTAACTGTACCCACACCTATGTTACGGCCTTTAGCAAATATTATTTGCGCTTTGCCTTGTGTAGATTCACCATTTTCATCTTGGTTTATACCATAATATTCAGGCCTGTAAACTAAAGCTACAATATCTGCGGCTTGTTCTATCTCACCTGATTCTCTTAGGTCTGACAATGTTGGTTTGCTTTCAGCTCTATAACCTACACCACGATTTAATTGCGATAATGCAATAATCGTAATATTTAGTTCTTTGGCAAGGTTTTTAAGTGCCCTAGCAACTTTTGAGACCTCTTGCTCTCTAGTTCCTTTTGATCCGACACTCGCTGTGACAAGTTGTAAGTAGTCAACAAACACAAGCTTAACACCGCAGCTATGTACATACTGTCTAGTTTTAGATAATAAATATTTCAATGACGTTTGTTTACACTCGTCAATGTATATGGATTTATCCATAATTTCGCTAGCAGTTTGTTGAACTCTGCGTAAGTCTTCATCGTTAAGCTGTCCGTTTTGTATCCATCTTATAGGAATCTGTGATTCTAACGCCACTAGACGCATTATAAGTTGATTTACAGACATCTCATATGAAAATATTAGTGCAGGCTGTTCGGCTATTTTTACAGCGTTATATGCAAGATTTAATGCAAGACTAGTTTTACCCATAGATGACGCTGCACCTATAATAACTAAGTCTGTTTCTTGCCAACCACCTGTAAATTCATCTAAAGATGAAAAGCCAGTAGTTACACCAATAATACCTTCTGATGATATTCTTTTATCAATGTCAATTAAAAAGTCTTTGATTTGTGATGATATATTAGCAACATCAGTATCCTCAACTACCATTATTTTAGCATTCATTTTATTAATGTAAGCTATAATTTCTTCAATTGGTTCTTGATTTTGAAACTTATTGTGTGCTTCTGTAATTAAAAGCTGTAAGTTTCTTTTCTGTGTGCAAGCATTAAGCTCTGCAATACAGGATTTTACAGTATAATAAGTATTTTCGTGACAATAAATAGCAGTTAATCTTATTCTCTCCTCTTTATTACAATTCAAAGCAGAAGACATAGATAATAAATCTACATCTTTTTGCTCTGATTGCATCACCAAAAACTGATCATAAACTCTTTTGTGGAATAAGTTTGTAAACATACCCACATTTAACATCTGTGCATTCTCATAATATAATTCAGGATACATCAGAAGCTTAGACAATAGAGCTGTTTCTAGCTCGTATGTAATTAATTCATCGTGCATTTCATAAAATTGGGACGTTAAAGTTAATCATTATTTTTTATATCGCTGTCTTTCATCATGATTGTTTCACACTCTTCTTTGCATTCAGAGCATTGCCATTCACTACCATCTTCAAGCGTATATTCATCTTCACCATCGCAAAACACTTTTGCTTCACAACATTGTGATGCTGAATCCGTGTCGTAACAGTCATCAATAAAAATGTCTTTTGCTTTGTGTACTGTTAATATACCAGCAAAACAACAGCCAGGTTCATCATACTCAAGTTCAAACTCTAGGTTTGTATACTTATGCATAATGTTTTTAATCCAATTGCAAGGCGGACTCCATGCTGAATCAAAGCTAACGCTAAAACATTGTGCTTCTGATTCATTAATAAATGGTTCACACGCATCCCATTTAGTACCCCAGTTATCTAAAGACCAATTATACCAGTCTTCACGATTACCACGAAACAAAGTTCCCTGGAAAGAAAACTCTGTATCTTTAATACTTGTGGATTTTTCTACAAAATCTTGTAGTTCAGCAACATGCTCTTGTGTGCAAGTTACTTGTAAATTATTCCAACACCAATTAGGCATTGTCTTCTATTATTTCTGAATCTAAATCAAAGTAGCAATCAGGATTAATTACTTTATCTAAGACAGTAGCAGCTTGTTCTGTTATATAACATTGTTGCGTTTCTTCATCAAGAATGTAATCCCACAAGTTTGTTTGTGCATTGAACAATATTGATTTATGAGAAACAGCGTCTAAAACGTTTTGTACCGTATCCTCATCTTTACATTTTACAAATACTTCAGTAGTATATGTTCTTTCAACCTCTATTCTATAATATTTCATAGTTATCCTAATATATCTAGTTTAGCAATTAATTCTTTTGTATACTTAGATACAAGTCTTTTTTTGTAGGTTTGAGTTAATTCTAATCTATACCTATGTTCAGTTTCTGATGGTGTAGAACTGTTATATAAGTTATCTTTATCAGCTGAATACGCTTCTTTCCAGCCACGATAATCACCAATATATTCAATATAGCTTGGAAGAGATCCACCTATATGTCGAACTATATCTTTATGTATTTCAAACATTTCTTTTGATTTTTGTTCGATGAAATCATCAGCTTTACGCTGTAATTGTCTTTCTATTTCATTAGTGTTTTTCATAATTATTCTTCTTCATTAATTTTAATTGTAAACCAAGATCCAGTAGGTGCGTCATGGTGGTAACAGACTCCTTCGAGTCCATCACCATCCATCCATACTTCTGTACGACATCGTCCATCATGCATAAGCAATGCATCTGCT